CTATCAAGTAGGTTCTACTAAAGGTGGAGAATTAACTAAGTTCAGCCAATTCGATATCGACTTCAACCAAGAGAAATACTTAATCGAAACAAGACTTTCTGGTGCATTAACTAGAGTTTACTCAGCTATCGCATTAGAAGAAGACGTGACTCAAACTTTTTAGCAGACGTCCTTGTTTCTCCTGTTGATGAGGGCGTAGATCTTCTAGGTAAAAACTCTGAAGAATTACAAACAGGTATTGTTGTTGATGAAACAAACAAAATCACAGGTAACTTGAAAAACGTAACTGGATATGAAGGATTCAGTTCTGTTGTTGAAGAACAATCTGGACACTATTTAGGTATAAAAGTTGATACTGACCCATTAGCTGATGAAGTAACTGTTGAAGTTATTGGTGGAACAAAAGGTCCAGTTGTATTAGATGAAGATGGGATGATAGTATTACGAATCAAAGATGAATCTATCACGACTATCAGAGTCAAAGCTACTAAAGGCGGAATTTCACAAGTCGAAGACTTTGACATTTCAGAATTAGTATTAGAAGCGTAGGAGAAATTCAAAATGGCTAAATTTTATGGAACTGTTGGGTTTGCTGAAACAAAAGAAACAGACCCTGGAGTCTGGGAAGACTCTATAATTAAAAGAAACTATTATGGAGACATCATTAGCACATATGGTAAAAATGTATCATCGCAACAATTAAACGATGACGTGATCATGGCAAATGTAATCAGCATCCTAGCAGATCCATATGCTAATGAAAATTTCTCTATGATACGTTATGTCGAATACATGGGGGTTAAATGGAAAGTCTCAAATGTTGAGGTAAAGTTTCCTAGACTTATCTTAACTACTGGAGGAGTATACAATGGCTATGATGAATAGAACGAATCTTCAAAAAATTCTTGAGGGAGTTCTAGGATCAAAAAATGTATATTTTCAACCACCAGAAGGATTTAAAATGGAATACCCATGTATTGTTTATTCGAGAGCTGATATTAAAAGCGACTATGCGAATAACTCTGTGTATAGGCAAATGTTAGCTTATACAATTACCGTGATTGATCGTAAACCTGATAGTGAAATAGTTCACAAAGTATCGTTGTTACCATTCTGTAGCTACGATAGACATTTCACATCAGCCAACCTCAATCATGATGTATTTACACTTTACTATTAAAGGAGGATTTAAAACATGTCTAGATTAAAATGGGATCAAACTGGTGAACGTTTTTTCGAAACTGGTGTTGATCGAGGAGTAGTTTATCCACAAGATGATACTGGTAAATACCCATTAGGTGCTGCATGGAATGGGTTAACAGCTGTGACAGAAAGCCCATCAGGAGCTGAAGCAACACCTTTATATGCTGATAACATCAAATACTTAAACTTAACTTCAAAAGAAGAATTCGGAGCTACAGTTGAAGCTTATATGTATCCTGACGAATTTGCTATTTGTGATGGTTCTAAAGAAATAGCTCCAGGTGTTAGTGTTGGTCAACAATCACGTAAAGCATTTGGTATGTGTTATAGAACAAAATTAGGTAATGACGTTAAAGGTGATGCTTACGGTTATAAAATTCATTTAATCTATGGAGCTAAAGCTGCACCATCTGAAAAATCTTATAACACAGTTAACGACTCACCAGAAGCCACTACATTCTCTTGGGAATTGTCAACTACACCTGTAGATGTTCCTGGAGGAGAACCTACTGCAACTATAACAATTGACTCTACTAAAGTAGATAAAACTAAATTAGAAGCATTAGAAAAGATCTTATATGGTGATGAAATAAATGATGCTAGATTACCATTACCTGAAGAAGTAGCTACTATAATGGCTGCGGATTTTTAGTAGCAATCGCTGTTTCACCTGTTGATAGCGATGTAGAAGTCTTGGGTAAACAAGCTCAAGACTTACAAACAGGTATTGTCGTAAATGAAAACGAAAAAACTATTTCTGGTCAATTAAAGAAAGTTACTGATTATACTGGATTTAGTGATGAACCAGAAGAACAAACTGGAAACTATTTAGCACTTAAAGTGGTTATTGATGAATTAATCGATAAACCT